AAACTAGGTCCGAATATGCCAAAGTCTGTGAAAACACCTTCTCGTTTGAAGCCTTTTATACATGATGGTGTGGAGATAGATCCTTCACAAGTTTGTTTACAGAATTATGGCTTCCCTGCACCTTCCATACCTCACGTTTTTATTTTAAAAGCAACTGCATCGTATGAAGCAGTGATTAATGGAAGTACTAATGCCCCGAAAGAGGCTCGTGTCGCCATTGGATTTGATGAAGCTCTGTCTAGTTTCGGTATGGTTAATACTATAGATCCGAAAACTAGTGCTGGCTGGCCTTATAATCTGCCCGGACATAAAGATTTAAAGAAGTGCTATTTTAAAGCTGTGTCTAAAGGTGATCCTAATGCTATTAAGGTTGCCAGAGATGAATTGTATACCTCAGTTATGAAAACTAAGAATATGATATTGTCTGGTGAGCGACCTTTTGCACCTTATACGGCAAATCTCAAAGATGAGAAATTGTCCAAGAGAAAGGCCAATGAAGGAAAAAGTAGATTGTTTGCGGGCGTGTGGTTTAATATCTTGATTTTATTTAGAATGGAGTTTGGAGCATTTATGTCTGCATACGTTGAAGCTAATCTGGATGTTGGATCTGCGATTGGTGTCAATGCTTATTCTTCTGAATGGGATAGTTTAGCACGTAATCTTCAAAAATTTAATTCTGGAAAGAAAGAGATAAGTGTTGGTGCCGGTGATTTTAAAGCATTTGATGGACATGAATGTCCATATATGCTTAATAGCGTACTTGACATTATTAATAGATGGTATGGTAATAGAGTTGATGAACCTGGAAATTTAATGAGATCCAGGTTATGGGCAGAAATAACTAACGCCAAAGTAATATTTCGGAATGAATTATATGAATGGTTTACTTCAATGCCTAGTGGAAACCCTATGACAGCTATAATAAATACAATGTATAATAATATTGTTTTTAGAGTTGCTTGGCAATTCACATCATATGATATATCATTATTTAATAATAATGTTTACCTGTGTTGTTTAGGTGATGATAATATTTTTACTGTTTCAGTAAATTTTAGAAAAGAGTTTAATGAAATGTCTTTGCCAGACTTGATGTCAAAGTGTGGTATGGTTTATACCACTGAACTTAAAGAAACGGCTATAGTTCCATTTCGAGAGCTTCAGAATACGGAGTTCTTAAAACGAACTTTCAGATTTTTGCCAACCTATAATCGGTGGATCGCTCCTTTGAGAGAAGAGTCTATTATAGAAACTATGTATTGGACTAAGAAAGGTATGAACAGAGATCAAATTACTGTTGATAATATTTCCAATGCTCTGAAAGAATTTTCGTTACACACTGAAGATAGATTTAATTTATTTCGTGATGCAGTGATTCCAGCGTATAATGAACATTTACATGATGTTAGGCCAAATGACG